TGCAGGTGTTCCTACAATTGGATACGGAGCTACTTTTTATCCTAGTGGTAAGAAAGTAACAATGACTGATGCTACAATTACAGAAGAACAAGCTACAGAACTTTTAGCTAACATGCTAGTAAGCTTTGAGAAGTATGTAGATAGCTACTGTGTAGATAGCATCAATCAGAACCAATTTGATGCATTGGTTTCTTTTGCTTATAACCTGGGGCCTGCAAATCTAAAGGCTTCCACATTGCTTAAGAAAGTAAATGCAAATCCAGAAGATGAATCAATTAGATTAGAATTCCTCAAGTGGGTAAAAGCTGGAGGTAAAACTTTAAAAGGTCTTGTAAGACGCAGAGAAGCTGAAGCAGACTTGTACTTTAAAAAATAAACAACATGCAACTAAGTAAAAATTTAGCACTAGCAGAAGTAATGAGATCAGAAACTGCTAAAAGAAAAGGTATCAGCAATATGCCTACACCTGAACACATTGAGAATTTCAAGCTATTAGCTGAGAATGTATTCCAGCCTATTAGAGAACACTTTGGAGTTCCTATTATCCTTTCATCAGGATACCGTAGTAAAGAACTAAATACAGCAGTTGGTGGTGCATTAAGCTCACAACACTGTACAGGTGAAGCTATTGATATTGATATGGATGGTACTACAGTTAAGAATGCTGAGGTATTCAACTTTATCAAAGATAACTTGAACTTTGATCAATTGATCTGGGAGTTTGGTACAGATAGTAATCCTGATTGGGTACACGTATCCTATGAGTCTACAGGTAAGCAACGCAAACAAATACTCAAGGCTGTTAAATCAGGTAAGGGTACGTCTTATGTACCATACAAATAATAAGACTATGATATTTAGAAACAACTGGAGAGTCCACAACAAGCAGTGGGACAAGTTCCAAATAAGAATTAGATTAGGTAAGGTAGATGTACTAACAGTAGAGGCCGATATCTCTAGACAGTTCTACTTGTTTACCATATGCAACTTTACTATTAAAAACAGATAATCATGAAAAACAGAACTACTAAACAGCCTATTACTTCTACAGGAAATAAGAGACTATACGAAATGGGGCCTATTGATGCAATTAAACTCATTGCATACCCTTCAAATTCGATATCTATGTTAGATGGAAAGGTTTACGAAAAACCTAAGGCCACAAAGTCCAAATAACACCATTCATCTATAGTTCTCTGATAGGCTCCTTATGGGGCCTATTTTTTTAAATATATATTAGTTAACTATTTTTTGTTATATTTGTTTATATTTAAAACCATACATTATGTCAGAAGAAGTAAACCAACAGGAACTGACTCCTCAGCAAATTGCGGAGTACAAAAAGAGAACTCTAGAGTTTTACAAGGATCGTATTTCCTTTATGAAGGTGCAACTAGAGTTTGAAAAGTTGTCTGCAGACATCGAAGAAACTAAGTTAAGAGGCTTAATTGCAACTCTTAAGTTTGCTCAGATCACTGCACCACCTAAAGAAGAAGACGAAGAAGAAACTGATAAACCTGAGTAATCATGCCTAAAGCTAATCTAGTAGAGAAAAAAATTAGAATGACAAGACGTGATATTATAAAGTATCAAATCTTAACTCATTCTTTTGTACACTCTATATCATATAGTGAAGCGGAATTAAATTGCATGACCCTACTAGGAGTATGTGGGGAGATAGATTTATCAGAATTCTGCAACTATGTGGTAGATGAGAATATCTTTAAGGTATCTCAGACTGCAAGAAACTTTCTTACTAAAGCAGAACGTATGAATCTGATAGAGAAGAATGGTACTAGCAGAAAGAAGATTAAACTTAAAGATGATCTGAAAATTCAGACAACAGGAAACATTGTATTAGACTATAAAATTTTCTACGTTGATACCCAAGAATCATAAGCAATTCATAGACACTACAGCAGAGAAAACAGGTCACAATAAGATCCTTGTAGCTGATGTAGTTGGTTTCTATTACAGTGAGGTGCGTAAAGCTCTCAATGAAATGGAATCTGTAAACATTAAAGTACACTGCCTAGGCACATTTAAAGTGAAAGAAAAGCAGTTAATTAAGCTTAAGCTTCGATTAAAAGGTCACTTAGAAGCTCTTAAAGATCCTGAGACATTCAATCAAATGCGTGTTAAGAAGGAAGTTGAAGAGAAATACGCTAGAGTAGAAAACTTATCTGGAATGCTTATGTCAGAGAAGATACGTAAACGAATACATAGAGAAGAAAGAAATGGCACGACTGAAGAAAATTTGGGAGAATAAAGCCTTAATCTGGGAAGGTTTTATAAATAAGCTCTTTAGAAAGAGATACGTAGAACGTATTGCTGCTGAAAGGCAAGAGATATGTAACTACTGCGATTACCTAGATGAGAAGGGTGATGATTGTTTTATGTCAGGCACACAACCTTGTTGTGGTGAATGTGGCTGTTCTTTAGCAATGAAGACTAGATCTCTAGCATCATCGTGTCCTCTAGGCTATTGGGATGCAGTTGAACCAGAAGAAGAAACAGAATAAATTATAAACTATGGCATGGTCTACAGAATACTACTATGACAATGAAGGAGAAATAATTGGTGATATGCATGTTGTTCCTATTGATGACGACGAAGAGCATGAACTAATTAGAACTTGTCATTGTAAACCTACAGTCACAGCAATTGATGATATGACACTTATGATTATTCACAATTCATTTGATGGTAGGGAAGCATATGAGGAAGCAATGCGCATTCTAGATGATGACGAAAACTACGATTAATTATGGCAATTCAATTCACAGCATCAGATCACAAGTACCAAAGCATAAATCAAGACGAAAACATAGATTGGATAAGTGTAACAAGTGTTATTAGCTTATTCAAGAAAGCTTTTGATAAAGAGGGTCAAGCTATTAAATCATCTAAGAACAAACGTTCTAAGTGGTATGGTATGACACCTAAAGAGATTATTGCAGTTTGGGATAGCAATAATAGCGATGCATTAGGCTTAGGTACTTGGTATCATAACCAGAGAGAGGCAGATCTTCTCTCATGCGATACAATAGGTAGACTAGGATTAGATATCCCTGTATTCAAACCTATTGAAGATAATGGCGTAAAGATAGCGCCAGAACAAAACCTCATAGAAGGTATTTACCCTGAGCACATGGTATTCTTGAAGTCTGCTGGAGTATGTGGTCAAGCAGATAGAGTAGAAGTAGTTAGAGATGAGATTAACATCTATGACTATAAGACTAATAAGGAAATCAAATTAGAGTCATTTAAGAGCTGGGATGGTATTAGTGAAAAGATGCTTGACCCAATAAGTCACCTAGATGACTGTAACTACATTCATTATTCTTTGCAGCTCTCTATCTATCTGTACATAATGATTAAGCATAATCCTAATCTAAAGCCAGGTAAGATTGTTCTAGAGCATATTATCTTCAAGAAGGAGGGCCTAGATAAGTACGGCAACCCTATCTATTTAAAAGATCAGGATGGAAACCCTATTGTAGACAAAGTAGTTGCCTATGACTTACCTTATCTTAAGAAAGAAGTTGTTGCTATCTTTAAGCACTTGCAGAACAACCCTGAGCTTAAAACTAAGAAGAAATGACAATTAAACTATTTGAAGTAGAATCAGGAGTAGTTAAAGCTACTGAACACTGCTATACCATCCAATGGTTAAATGAGATAATGATAAATTATCCTGATAACTATTTGAAGATATACGCATACATATTCTACATGACATGTCCTAACCCAGAGTTAAATCCATTCTTTAACTTACCTGAGGATGATAAAGAAGACTTTATTATTGACTCTATCAAGTTAGAAGTGTCTACAGATGATCAATTGATTACACGAGCAATAGCAAAATGTACTGAGCTGTATACGAGCCCAACACTTAGAGCTTACAATGGTATCTCTAAGATGCTAGATAAGTTAAGTTACTATATGGAAACTGCTCCTATTACAGCGGGTAGAGATGGTAACATCAACTCACTGCTAGCAGCTGCAAAAAACTTCCAGGCTATTAGAGAATCCTTTAAAGGAGTTCTTAAGGACCTAGAAGCAGAGCAAAGTAAGACATCAGTACGTGGAGGACAAAATCTAGGTTATGACCAGTTATGATCCAGAATATGTAATCCCTACGTGGGATAATGGTACATGGACTACAATGTCCTTTGATACAAGAGAAGACTTTGTTGAGTTCTTAGAGCCTTTGTTTAAAGAACCAGGTAAGTATCATTTTGATGAAACGTCTTTTGCATTCAACGAGCAAGCAAGAAAGTTCAAAGAAAATGGAGAAATCTATTGTACTGCTCAGTATATGAGTAAAGACTTTGTAGCCTATTGGGATGATCAGAAGACTAAGTGTAGAAAAGGAGCCATCTTTATAAGTGGAGACAATACTTGGTATCTACCACGTGATTACTACATGTGGTTAAACTTTCTGCCAATCTACGATAAAGAAAAAAAAGACTTTGACTTCGCGAGTGTGCGTGATGCACAGTATCACATAGCCTTGTACGAGTGTTTAGCAGAGTTAACTCACAAGCACTGTAGTATTCTTAAGAAACGTCAGATTGCATCTTCTTATTACCATATGGGTAAGTTCATCAATCAGATATGGTTTGAGCCTGGGGTTATCCTTAAGCTAGGTGCTTCTCTAAAAGATTATATTGGTCTAGAAGGTTCCTGGAAGTTCTTAGATGAGTATCGAGCATTCCTTAACTCTAAGACTGCATGGTATCGTCCTATGAATCCAGGTAAAGTACTTACATGGCAGCAGAAGATTGAGGTTACTGAGAATGGTAGAAAGCAGGAAAAGGGTCTCAAAGGGATGTTACAAGGTATGTCCTTTGAACAATCAGATACAAAAGGTGTAGGGGGTCCATGCTCATACTTCTTCTACGAAGAAGCAGGGATTGCTCCTACCATGGATAAAACCTTTGAGTACTTAAGACCAGCGATGCAGTCAGGAGAGATTACTACAGGGTTATTTATTTGCGCTGGATCTGTGGGTGATTTATCTCAGTGTAGACCATTAGAACAGTTTACTAGACATCCTGAAGCTAATGGTATGTATGCTGTAGAATCTAATCTTATAGATGAAACTGGATTAATTGCTAAAACAGGATTATTTATTCCTGAGCAGTGGTCAATGAAACCTTACATAGATGAGTATGGTAATTCTCTAGTAGAAGAGGCTGTTGCAGGTATGTTACGTATTAGAGAAGACTGGAAAAAGAATCTATCTCCTGAACTCTACCAGCTACGTATCTCTCAGCACCCTATGAACATCAAGGAAGCATTTGCTTATCGTGATGAGTCTATATTCCCACTACTACTTGTAGGTTCTCAGAAACGTCGCATAGAAGACAAGGAGTACGCATATGAATTTGTAGAACTAGAGAGAATGCTTAATGGAAGCATAAATGCTAAGAACTCTAGAAGACAACCCATTATGGAGTTTCCTGTAGATAAGAAGCGTGATGACAAGCGTGGAGTACTTGTTGTATATGAAAGACCTGTAGCTGATTCTAAGTGGGGTACATACTATGCATCTGTCGATCCCGTGGGTGAAGGTAAGACAACTACCTCTGAATCCCTATGTTCTATCTATGTATACAAAAACCCTGTAGAGGTAACCAAAGTAACTGATAAAGGTGTAGAGAATTATGCTGAAGGAGATTATATTGTTGCTGCATGGTGTGGTAGATATGACGACCTTATGAAAACTCATGAGCAGCTAGAGCTTATCATTGAGTGGTATAATGCATGGACTATAGTCGAGAACAACGTATCTCTCTTCATACAATACATGATTGAGAAGAGAAAACAGAAGTACCTAGTACCTAAGAATCAGATTGTATTCTTAAAAGACTTAGGCGCCAATAAGACTGTATACTCAGATTATGGATGGAAAAATACAGGAACTATCTTTAAATCTCACTTGCTAAGTTATCTTATTGGATGGCTTACAGAGGAGATACATCAGGATACAGATGCTGATGGGGTAGTAACTCGTGTAACATACGGAATAGAAAGATTACCTGACTTCATGGCTTTAGTAGAGATGGAGCAATACAGACCTGGTGTCAACGTCGATAGATTAGTTTCTCTAGCTGCACTGATAGCATTTGCCAAAGTACAGCAATCAAATAGAGGATATTCACGAAGAGTTGACGATACAAGGACCAAAAACTTGCAAAAGTCAGATAATTTATATAAATTGAATAGTACCCCGTTTAGACACATGGGTCAAAAAAATAAAGGGGGTTCTCAAAGCAGATTACCTAGAATACCATATAGAAGACTTAAGTAATGGAAATATTAAACGCACTACAACTCAAAAAGGGCAAGAAGGCTGAATATAATCGTTTAGGTAATATCACGCAGCCCCTTCAATTCTTACCTGCAAAAGACAAGGATGATGACTGGTCAGCATGGAACATGGACTGGTTAGAATGGCAAGGTCTTAAGCAGATCAGAAGAAATGCGCGTAGACTAATGAAGAACTATAAGCTTGCAAAAGGTATTATAGACAAGACAGATTATCTTATTGAAGAAGATAATGAGTATAGGGATATTGTGGATACCCTAGCAAGGGAACCACTAGGAGCTCTAGAACTTAAGTTTTATCCTATTGTACCTAATGTAGTTAAGGTTCTTGTTGCTGAATTCTCTAAAAGAAATACACGTGTTAACTTCCGCGCAGCTGATGAGTATACCTATAATGAGATAATGGAATCTAAGAGAGCAGATATTGAGAGCTCTCTAGTACAACAAGCAGAGCAAAAACTAGCTGCTCAAATGATTGAGATGGGCGCAGACCCTAATGATCCTGAAATCAAAGCTAAGTTTGATCCAAAGAATATTAAGTCACTCCCTGAGATTCAAGACTTTTATGCTAAGGACTATATCAGCTTAGCTGAGCAGTGGGCTTCTAAACAACATCTTATTGATGAAGAACGCTTCAAGATGGATGAGTTAGAAGAAAGAGCCTTTGAAGATGCCTTAATTACAGATAGAGAGTTCTGGCACTTCCAAATGTTTGAGGATGACTATAACATTGAATTGTGGAATCCAGTACTTACATTCTACCACAAGTCTCCAGATGTGAGATATATATCCCAAGGTAACTGGGTAGGTAAGATTGAAATGCTGACAGCCTCTGATATCATAGATAAGTATGGATGGGTTATGACTGAAGAACAGTTGGAGTCTATAGAAGCAATCTATCCAGTGAGATCAGCAGGCTACCCAATTCAAGGTTATCAGAATGATGGTACTTACTATGATGCTACTAGATCACATGATTGGAACGTTAATAGACCATCATTAGAGTATCGTCAGTTTACCTCTATGTATGATAACTTCGTTTACAATGGAGGAGATATCATTAACTGGATCATGGGTGAGTCTGAAGACTACTATGACATGGGTACTGCGCACATGCTACGCGTAACTACAGCTTATTGGAAGTCTCAGCGTAAGGTAGGACATCTTACTAAGATTGATGAATCAGGCGCTGTTATCAATAAGATTGTAGATGAGAACTACACTATCGTAGACAAGCCTATGTATGATACAACATTCTTCAAGAATAAGACTAAGGATAACTTAGTATTTGGAGATCATGTTGATTGGATATGGATTAATCAGGTATGGGGTGGAGTTAAGATAGGTCCTAACATGCCATCATGGTGGGGTATGCAAAATCCTGGGGGCATTAACCCAATGTACCTAGGTATTATGCAGAATAGACTTAAGCCTATGAAGTTCCAATTCAAGGGTGATTCTACACTATATGGCTGTAAACTACCTGTAGAGGGACGCGTATTCTCTGATAGAAATACTAAGTCAATATCTCTCGTAGACTTAATGAAGCCTTTCCAGATTGCATACAACATTGTAAACAATCAGATTGCTGACATCCTTGTAGATGAGATAGGTAGTGTAATCATGCTAGATCAGAATACTCTACCTCAACACTCCCTAGGAGAAGACTGGGGTAAAGGAAACTTGGCTAAAGCCTATGTAGCAATGAAAGACTTTGGTATGTTACCACTAGATACTTCTATTACCAATACAGAGAATGCTCTTAACTTCCAACACTTCCAGGTACTAAACCTAGAACAGACACAAAGGATGTTATCACGTATCCAATTAGCAACGTTCTTTAAACAACAAGCTTTTGAAGTAATTGGTATTACACCACAAAGACTAGGACAACAGTTAGGGCAGACTAATACTGCTACAGGTATTGAGCAAGCTGTTGCAGGTTCTTATGCTCAAACAGAACAATACTTTACTCAGCACTGTGATCACCTAATGCCTAGAGTACATCAGATGCGTACAGACCTAGCTCAGTACTATGCGTCTACCAAACCTTCTGTGCGCATGCAGGTATCTACATCTAATGATGAGCGTGTAAACTTTGAGATTAATGGTACTGACCTTATGTTACGTGACCTTAATGTCTTCTGTTCTACAAAGGCTAATCATAGAGTTGTTATTGAGCAGATGAAACAACTTGCAATATCTAATAACACATCAGGTGCTTCTATCTATGATCTAGGTCACATTATGCAAGCTGACTCTATGGGATCGCTTAATAACATCCTTAAGGGTATTGAAGCTAAGCAAATGGCTCAGAAACAAGAAGAGTATGCTCAAGCTCAGCAAATGAAACAAATGGAGATTGAGGCTATGCAGAAAGAAAAAGCTGCAGAAAGAGAAGCTGAGTCTATGGAAGCTGAAAAAGATAGAAGACGAGATCTTCTTGTTGCTGAGATTAAGTCTGCAGGATATGGTTCAATGCAAGATGTGAATCAAAATCAGCAATCTGACTTTACTGATGCTATGGAGTCTATGAGAAAAACTCAGGAATACCAGCAAACAATGGAGATTGATAGAGAGAAAGAAGTCAATAAGACTAATCAATTCAATCAGAAAGTAGGCTTAGAGCGCGAGAAAATGGCACATCAGACAGATCTAAAACAAATGGAGATGGATATAGCTCGTGAGAATAAGAATCAGTTTGATGTAAAAGCTAGAAAACCTGAGGCTAAAAAGAAAAAATAATCATAGCTATATAGTAGAAAACTTTTAAAAGTTATGTAAACCTGAGAAAGTTATCTCATTAAATTTGCTTATATTAATAATAAGTCAATCACTTAACAAACCAACAGAATATGACTAACGAAAACACAAATGTCCAAGAAGTTGAATTTGACAACTTGGATGATTTGTTGGGAGTAAGCAGCGAAAGTATTATGGTAGCTTCTCAAGAACCTGAGAAAAAACCAAATGTATTTTCAAATGCTTCTACTGACACAACGTTCCTTGACAAACCAATTAAGAATGACGAGCCTGCTGCTAGTCCTTCTGGTGCAAGCACAGACAAACCTGCTGCTGAGAATGTTACATTAGAAGACCTGAATCAACTTATAGAAGATTCATTTGGGGATGAGAATGTAAAGAACCTAGGAGGAAGACCTGCACTTACTAAGGATGTAATGATCGAGACAGCTAATAAGCTTATTGAGAA